GGGTGGGGTTATTTTCATGATTCCTAATCAATAATCAACGGTGATGATTGCGGAAATCCAAATAAAAATTTCATAATTTTTTCACTGGACAATTCTAATATACCGTACTAATGTATTTTGGAAAGGTAAGCGGGTAGAACGAGGTCAGAGATGATTAAGAAAACAGTCAGGATTCCGAAATCAAGCCAATAACAGGCCAATAACATGCCGGAAAACGAATACCAGTATCCCAGAATCAAAAGCGAAGATGATCCCGATCGGTGTCAAGGAATCGCTGCCCACGGGCAGTGTACGAATGTCCATACACCGAACTCAAAATACTGTCCGGTACACGGTGGCAATAAGGGTGAGGAAGCAGCGCAGAAGGCAGCGTTGCGGAATTATCGGTTATTCAAGTTCCAGAATCGTATACAGGAACTCGGGGATTCTGGGAATATCAAGAGTCTACGTGACGAAATCGCCATATTAAGGTTACTTATGGAAGAGCGTCTTAATAGTACGAAAGACAGTACTGACCTGATATTGCAATCCGGGCCTATCAGTGATCTCGTTATGAAAATCGATCGGGTGGTAGCCTCGTGTCATAAACTCGAAGGTTCGATGGGCATGTTACTGGATAAAACAGCTGTATTACAATTTGCAAATGTCGTTATAGAACTCATCGGTGAGGAACTGAAAGATCAACCGGAGATGGTTAGTCGCATTGCTGACCGAATCTTACAGTCCTTGGGTGATACAGCTAGAAAAACTGAGTGAGTAAACTAAAGAAAGGTAATCATGACTACACGCTCTATCATTCTGAACTTCACGGAAGCTGAACGAACACTCGCTAGTCTCTTAGGCTGTACGGCTCTCAAAAGCCAATGTAAATCTGTGGGCTTACAAGCACCGGATACGAATAGTGATCCGGTATATTTCGGTGAACCGGGTGCGGCACTAGGATTCTTAGATGCCGGCAAAAGCACCCTGTTGCCGGAAACTGATTTGCAGGCTATTGCATTCAAGAAACCGGCAGATCCGACGGACTACGTCGTGGTTCACGTATTCGGGAATAACCGCATCTGATAAACTGATAGCCCCGCATCTAGTGAACATGATCCGGTACTGTTAATATGAACATGATCCGTCATCAACTCACTGATCTCCTGACAGAGCGGCTGATTGCCGGCTTGAAGCACAAAGCCGTCACTACCGCTAGTCGGTGGGCGGAGATGTATAGGATGATGGGTCAACCGTTCCCCGGTCCTTGGACATTCAAGCACCATCCGTGGCTACGTGAGATCCATGATTGCGACGCGGAACTCATGGTATCTATGAAAGCCGCTCAGATGGGCTTGACGGAAACCGCACTGAATAAGGCACTGAAAGTTATCGACATAGACGGTATCAGCGTGATGTACGTACTGCCAGCCAGTAAGCCGGATGCCAGTGACTTCTCGACAAGTCGTTTTGATCCGGCGCTGGAGATGAGTGAGCATCTCAATATGATGTTCACGGACGTAAAAAACGTCTACCATAAGCGCGCCGGTAACGCGAATCTATATCTCCGCGGCAGTCGGAGTCGGTCGCAATTGAAATCCGTACCTGTTGGATTCTTAGTATTTGATGAAGTAGACGAAATGGATCAAGACAATATACCGCTGGCTTTTGAGCGTATGAGCGGTCAATTAACCCGACAAGCGTTCATGTTGTCAACCCCAACGATACCGAATATGGGTATCAGTAAATATTACGCCCAAACTACCGAAGAAGAGTATAGCTTTAAGTGTCCACACTGTAATAAGTGGACATTCCTTACTTATCCAGAGTGTATTGTAATCTGTGGCGAAGAACTTTTGGATCCAAAAATAGATGAGTCCTATTACATCTGCAAAGAGTGTAAACATATATTACTCCATGAGCAGAAAATAGGATTCTTAGCTGACGGCAAGTGGGTGAAGAAGCACGATCAGCGGGTAGCGCGGGGATTCCACATCAACCAGATGTACTCGATGGCGCCCGCCGGTCGGGCGCCGGAACTGGCGCGGGCGGTATTCCGTGCGCAAGTATCGCCGGAAGAAGAACAGGAACTGTTTAACTCGAAACTCGGCACGACACACATCGTCGAGGGCGCCCGTGTCGAGGATTCGCACATCCGGAAAAGCCAAGAAGCCAGCGGCGGCTACGTGAAAGCCGATGGCGCCCCAACGAACTCCTATGTTACGATGGGGATAGACGTGGGGAAGTGGATACATTTAGTCATTAATCAGTGGTTCTTTGATTCGGATATGATGACCTTTGACATCAACTTGATGGCGAAATCGAAGTTATTGATGGAGACGAAAGTATTGAGTTTCGAGGAACTAGATAAATATATGTATACTTACAATGTATTTTATGCTGTTGTTGACGCTGAGCCAGAGGTCCGGAAGGCTACGGAGTTCGCGCAGCGTTTCTATGGTAAGGTGAAAGTCTGTTATTACGTTGAGGGATTGAGAAATAAGGCTATTAATGAACATCATGATTCCGCAGCGATATCCGTTAGTCGGACTTCCTGGTTAGATATGTCATTGGGTCGGATAATCACTGGCCGGGCAATGCTACCAAAAGACCTGAGTATGGAATTCAAGGATCATATTAAGGCACTGGTGCGGGTATACGTGAAAGATAAGAGTGGTAATCCGATTGGTCGTTACGTCAAGGACGAAAACGCACCAGACCACTTTGCCCACGCATTCAACTACTGTGAGATAGCCTTACCACTGGGACTCGGATTAGCGCAATCCGCTGACATTCAGGAAAGAGCATAATGAGCCTACAACTAAGTGATCTAATACATCCTGACCAGTTAGCGGATTCTTCTTACTGGGAAAAGTGGCGTTTGTGCTTTGAGGGTGGTCAAGATTTCATAACGAAATACTTAGTGAAGTTCAGTACACGCGAGGATAATACCGACTTCGCGCGGCGTCGGTCAATATCCTATAATCCGGCACATGCTAAAGCTGCCGTTATTGACGTTAAGAATGCGATTCATAATCGTTTGAACGAGGTACTGAGAGCCGGTGGACCGGCCAGTTATCTGCGGGCGATGGCGGGATTAGATGGCGGTGTGGATAATACTAATAGTACTATGGACAGTTTCATAGCTACTAAGATTCTGCCAGAATTACTTTCGATGCGTCGTGTGGGCGTTTTTGTTGATAAGCCAGACATCGCATCAATGTCTTCTTTAAGAGATACGCGTACGAAGAAGCCATATCTGTATACATATGCCGTCGAAGATATTATGTCGTGGTCAATTAATTCCGAAAACATATTGACTAATATACTGTTACGCGATATAAATTACACGATAGATGAAACTACTCAGTTGGTGAGTGGCTATCGTAACGGTTACAGATTATTGACACTAACAGAAAATGGCGTAACGGTTAAATTATATACTGATAAAAGTGAATTAGAGACAGAAATCTTATTGAATTTGCGTCAAATTCCATTCGTTATGTTTGAACTCAGTCAGAGTTTACTAACGGATATCGCAGATTATCAGATCGCCATGATGAATATGGCGTCATCTGATACGAACTATGCTCTCAACAGTAACTATCCTTTCTATACAGAGCAGTTCGACCCCAAGGCAGCGTTAGCCGCGCTGATGAAAACTGGTGCCCAACCGACGGAATCTTCGGAACAGGGTACTGCTGCCTTACATGGTAGGGCTGGAAACAATACTATCAAGGTAGGCGTCACCCACGGCCGTCGTTATCCCATCGGCACGGAGCGTCCAGGGTTCATTAATCCGTCTGCTGAACCCTTACGTGCCAGTATGGAAAAGCAAGATATCATGAAAGAAGAGATTCGTCAGTTATTGAATCTCTCACTGTCGAATCTGGCGCCGCGTCGGGCATCAAAAGAGAGTAAAGAGATAGATGAACGCGGCAAGGAAGCCGGATTAGCAATCATCGCCTTCGAGTTGGAAGCCGGTGAGCGTGAAATCGCTAAGATTTGGGCGAATTACGAAGGTAGCAGTGCAGAAATCATAGTAAATTATCCGCAACAGTATAGTCTGAAAAGCGATAGTGACCGTCGGACTGAGGCAAAAGAGAAATTAGAGTTATTATCGCAAATACCGTCATTGAAATTCCAGAAAGTTGTCTGTAAACAGGTAGCAACTCTGTTACTTGGTACGCAAGTTTCGATGGATGAGTTAGAAGTAATCTATAAAGAAATAGATAGTGCTAAAGTTATAAATATCAAGCCAGAAGTCATTGTAGCAGACCATGAAGCAGGATTGGTGAGTACGAAAACCGCGAGTGAGGCGAGATTATATCCAGAGGGTGACGCTGAACAGGCCGCTAAAGATCATGCTGAAAGATTAGCGCGTATCGCAGAGTCACAAAGTGCGGGTTTGGCATCACAAGCAAGAGGAACGGATAACAGTGATTCACAAGGAGGTAAAGACGAGAAGAAAATCAGTCAACGCGCAGACATTAGTGCAGGTGGAACGCCTTCAGTTAGAGGAGAGGGCAAGTAATGTCAGCATATCTCACAATAACTGAAGGTAACGCTTACTTTAGCAAGCGTCTCAATGCTGATCCTTGGGAAGATGCTACTGATAAGAATAAGACGAAAGCTCTTGAGCAGGCTACTGCAATTATTGATCGGCTGAATTTCGCCGGCGATAAAGCAGTAGACACTCAAGAACTTGAGTTTCCGCGTGGCACTGATACAGTTGTTCCAAGTGACATTAAGAGTGCAACGGCAGAAATCGCGTTGGCACTACTTGATGGTGTTGATCCCGAAATCGAGTTCGAGAACCTAAGTATGACAGCCCATAAGTATGGGCCTGTCCAAACCAACTATCAACGAAACACGTTGCAGGTTCACACCCTTGTGGGAGTGCCAAGTGTTACGGCATGGAGATTCCTGGTTCCGTATCTCCGTGATCCTCAGGGCGTGGCTCTTGATAGGATCTCTTGAGGAAAACAATGCAGAAGTATAATCAGTTGTCTAGCAAAGTCTTTGGTAAGATTTTCAATCTGGTATATTCTCCTGATGATGGTACCAGTACTGATGGTACTGGTGATGATGGTACTGGCGACAAGGATACCGGTGACAAGGATACCGGTGACAAGGGTAAGAAAGTCGGGAAGACTTTCACTCAGGAGGATGTCAATAAGTTATTAGCTTCTGAGAAGCGCGAACATCAGGCACGCACTCAACGTGCTCTCGATGAATTAAATGCTCTGAAATCAAAAGCCAATATCACGACGAAGGAACGTCAGGAGTTA